TTGTAGACACTGGCCTTACTTTATTTGGGGCCGGCGCCCGTGCGATTGGACGAACAGAACGAGGGTCTAAAGCTGCTAAAGCGGTGCTTGCTGCACCAGGAAAAGTTTCTACCGGTATGGCAAACGGTTTTGAAGCTATCGGGCTGGGTGCTGTAAACAAAGGCGCTGCTGGAGCAAGGGACAAGTTTAGGGAGTACTTTACTGCCAGTGGCGGAGCGGATGTTAACGTTTACGAAACTGTGCAGGATGCTCGAGCTGTAGCTGACATGTCTGAAAAGCGTGGAGTGCAGGCGTCTGCAGATTGGGACAAAGCCCTTAAAAAGTTTTTTAAGAAATCAAAGTTAAGAAAGAAAACTCCTGTTGACGCCCAAAGATATCAAGAGGGTTTAAAACAATTTCTTATGGGTAATAGAAAAATCCTAGAAGAAATTGGCAACAAAGACATGATCGCGGCAGCGGATAATATGGTCAATGTTAGATCCGGCTTAGAAGATGATTTAATTCGTCAGTTGGAGACAGAGATTGGCATTGACCCGAAAACCGGAGATCTTTTGACCCCGGACACTCCAGCAAAAATGAAAGCGATGGAAGCTCTTGCAGAGATAAAAAAGAATCAAGATCTGCAATTAGGCTACATGCGTCGTCAGTTTGAACAGTACACCAACCCTGTTACGTTTTACAAAAACCTAGATTTAAAATCTAAAGAGTTTGACGATGCAGTAATTGAGGTAGCCGCAAACACCAATGGTGATTTAGTGGCGGCAAAAGAGACTGTCTTAACAAGTCTTGGATTAAGAGCCTTGGCTGGAGAGTCTCCAGAAAGTGCGCTACAAAGAAAATTGTTTGATGTTACCAGGGCCGCTAAAGGTAACAAGGCTCTTGGAACACAGAAACGACAACCTGTTTTGGCTGCGATAGACGATATATTCGTGGCCCGTGAACCTTTGATCGACAAGAGTCCATCTCTGCAAAAGATTAAAGGGATGCTTACTGACACACAAGAAGTGTATGTAAAAACAATTTCTGACATGGCGCAGGCCAACGCTGCTGCAGACATGTACCGGGCTATGGGAAGTAAAGAACTAAACCTAGCTGTTGGCCCTGTAGAAGCGTTGAAACTTTTGAACAAAGGGGGACGACCTGCGATGGTCGATATCCCCGACCGCCTGCGTATGACGGACGTGGAATACGAGGCAGCTATGCAGCCTTTTAAAGATGAGGCAAGAGACAGAGGTTTGAAGTACGACTCTGAATCTATGCTTATGCCCGACGAACAAGTGTTAAAAGAGTATCAAACTGCTTTGGATCAGAAAGGGTACACTCAACTAGGGGATTCCCGAGACATTCAGAACGTGTTTGGGGGGTCATACGGTGCTTTGATGGGGCGTATGGTTTCTCCTGAAACTCTTGGTGCAATTTCTGCGCCTATGAAATTTGCGGGCAACACTCTTTTAGGAGAAACTGCAGGCATCCTTTCTCAACTCCGTTCGTTGTCTCAAAAGATGACCATTGTTCCTAACCCTGGGGCACAAGTTCGTAACATAACGGGCAACCTTATGATGCTCGGGGCAAACGCAAACCTGGGCAGAGATACCGATTTTAGCGATATGTTTAAGATATTCACATCCAGCCTAGCGGACGTGGACGAAGCAGGTTTGACTCGATTGGCAAAAAAGATCTCATTGTCGGGTGTTGAGGACACGAGCTTAGTTGTTAGAGCCTTGAAAGAATTTAGAAAAGCGGGGCAGGATCTGACATCTACTCAAAGCAAGGTGTCCAAAGCAATTGATTTGTTTCAAGACAACGTTCCTTTTATGCAGCTTTTTGAAAAAGTTTATTCTGACTCGGACTCTTTCTTTAAAGGTCTCGCACTTTTAGGAGAAGAGAAAAAACTATTGGCTGCATTCGACGCTGCAGGATTAGACGCAACTCTTAGCCCGGAAATGTATGAGGCTATGGTAGACCAGGGGCTAGCTAAACGTTTCTCCAGCCCTGTTACCGAGATGACAGGTAGTCAATCACTTTCGCCTTTGGAAGTAATGGCTGCTGATATCGTAAAAGATACGATGCCTATCTACCCTCGGATCGGGAAGGCCGTGAGGGCCTTAGATGTGTTCCCTCTACTTGGTAACTTCACTTCTTTTGCGTCAGAAAACATTCGAAACTCTTCCAATATATTAGAGCGCGGGTTAAAAGAAATGGCGTTTACCGTGCCCCCAAATGTTAGAGCGCAAATTGGCGAAGAAGCTGCGTCTATCTTTGAGAAGCAGGTCCGTGGCGGTGGGTCACAGCGTTTGATGTCGTACCTCTCAGTTGCAACCATCGCCCCAACGCAAGCTGTTAAGGCGTCCATGTACGCGACAGGCACGACTCAAGCAGAATATGAGGCTTTTCAAAGCCAGCTTCCTGATTTTATGAAGGGTCACCAAACTCCAATTCTAAGCAACGACAAGAACGGTAATATTGCTTATATCGATTTAAGTTACGTAAGTCCGTACGCCTTTGTCATCGACCCTGCTCGGGCTGCGTTGCAGGTATACAACGAGCAAGGCAAACTAGATAAGTCTCAGGTCGAGCGCATAGGTGCGGGCGCATTCCAAGGGTTGAAAATGTTTGCGTCACCTTTTGGTGAAGAGTCTTTAATATATGAACGCCTGAGAGATGTGTTGCCACAAGAGGCTGTTGTTGGTCGAGCAGGTAAAACAAAAGAAGGTTACGACGTTTACAAGGGTACTGACAGCCTTGGTACTAAGATGGACAAAAGTCTAGGCCACCTTATGAACGGTATTATTCCTTCGTATGGCGCTATGATTGCGGAATTTGATAAACCTCTTTCTGGAAATCTACGAGAATCGTTTAATCAAGGTCGTGTAATGCGGTCCATGACAGGTACTCCGGATGGTCGAGGAGTAGAGTATGACCCATTTAAAGAAGCGGCACGGTTAGTTACTGGGTTTACCCCCATGGAACTAGACATGCAAAACGATTTTAAATACTCCGCGCTGGAATACACGCCCCGTCGTACGGAAACTAAAAGCGCAGCCATGTCGGCAATGAAGAAGGCGAACCTAACTGAGGGCGACATGCTGCGTGAGTGGGACACCTATATGGATAACCTGTATCGTGAGCAAAGCAAGCTATACAGCGATGTCCGAGCGGCTAGGACCTTGGGTTTATCAAACGACGATATCCGAAGAAACCTCATTACATCAGGCAACATGGGTCGAGCGGAAGCAAACGCTATTATGGAAGGCGAGTTTTGGCCTACCACTGCAAGTAAAGAGCTATGGAAAGATTTAGTTCAGTTGCGGCAACAAGAAGGGCGCAAGTTCATGACGAAAATGACGGACTTTACCCCGTTTAATCAACGTGCCCGTGACCGTATGCGTGAATCATTATCAGCCGACCGTATTACTGTCCCGAGAAACATGTTTGATGACCTAATTCCAACTGCTCCTGCTCCTGCCCCGAGCAACGTGTTTCAGGACCTAATAGACCAGCAAGGTTCGATGTCTATTCCACAGGCTCCCACCCAGGCAGCTTCGATATCTCTACCACAGGCTCCCACCCAGACAGCCTCAGCCCAAGTCTCCCCCGAATTATTGGGCGGGGATCCAGCAACACAGGCGTTGGCTCAAGCTCTAGGTAGAGCTTAGTGTTATCCTTCTATGCCTCCCCAATCGTCGGCAGCTTCGAAGTCTACCTTCGAGGGGACTTTTAAAATATCGGACAACCCATTTTCCATTATATCCTTAATCTGTTTGGCTTGGTCGTCGCTCTCTATTGAGAAGCACAACTCGTCGTGCACCGTTAACAGAGGGGTCAACCCAGCTTCGTAACAGTCTGCCATCGCTTTCTTGGTTTGGTCGGCAGCGGAACCTTGGATCAGTTTGTTTAACGCCTTGTAGGTAAACGCTCTTTTTAAACCAGCAACACTGCCATATTTTTTCACCGCTTCCTCTAACGGCAAGGCTTGACTATAGCCGAACGTCTTGGGCTCGTAATTGTCGAACCGACAAACTCGTCCCAGAAGGGTTCGTATCTGTCCATTCTCTTCGGCACGTTTGCTCGCGATTGTCGCAAGCTGACGCACAAACGGAACCTTCTCTTTGTGTGTGTCTAAAAGCTGCGCAGCCTCCGCTTCACTAATACTAAGTTGAGACGCCAGTTTAGCTTTACCCATTCCGTACATGATACCAAGGTTAACAACCTTGGCTTCTTTGCGCTTGATGCCGGCGATGTCTGCAACCATCTGGTGTAGATCAACGTCACCCGTGTTGTACTCATCAACGATTGTATCAACCACAGGGTGCCGCATAGCGTCAGGCATGGACGCTGCAAAGTGCACCAAGAGCCTCGGTTCTTGGCTCGAGTAATCGAAAGATCCCCACTGTGTTCCCTCCTCCGGAATAAACAGTCCACGTATCATCTGCCTGATGTCAGGGTCACGCGCAGGAATCTGTTGCAGATTAGGGTTTGAGGAAGAAAACCGACCGGTCACCGTGCCGCCGCCATCATTGCGAAGCTGATGAAACTCGGTGTGAATGCGCCCTTTGTGCTCGTGGCGCAGAATAGATTCAATAAACGTTCCCCCTGCCTTGTCAAACTCTCGCAACTTCACGATCATTTGCGCCACCTCATGGGGGTGAGATTGCAGGTACGCTTTCTTAAATGAAGGGGAGGGCTTTTCCGACTCTGTCATGGGGTAAGACAACCCCAAAGAATCAAACACCTTTGCCACAGAAGAACTAGCCCACGGGTTTACCTCAACCCCAGTGAGGTGTTTTATCTGTTTGGTTAACTCAGCGCACTTCTCCGTTAACTTTTCTTTAACCTGTTCGGTGCGATCTAAATCCACACGCACACCGTTGGCCCTCATCTTTACCATCAAAGGTATAAGGCTCGTCTCAAGGTTAAAGATGTGATGTAAATCTTGTTCGTTGATCAGTGTTCTAAGACGTTCCCACAAACGAAGAGTCAACGCAGCATCCTGTTCAGCGTAGTCGCCGACATACTTTGCAGGTAGGCGCCACATCTCACCCTTGGGGTCTAACCCAAAAGATTCGGCAGCGGCTCGAAGGCTTCGCTCACTCTTTCGTTCGCCCACATAATCAAAGCCCAGGTTGTTCAAACTGTAGGAGAAACGGTTCTCGTCAATCAGTGGAGCGGCAATCATGGTATCGATGATCGGCCCTTGCACCTCGACACCTTCAGCCAATAACCAGCCTACATCATACGTGGCGTTGTGAAACAGCTTGGTCACGTTCGGAGTCGACATCTGTTTTTTCAACCACTTGATTGTAAACTTAGGATCCATGTTCTGGCCCCGCTCGTGTCGAATTGGAAAGTACCAAGAGCGATCGCCGGCAGCAATGGCTATGCCGACCACGTAACCGTCATTCCTAGGCCATCCTGGGCCTAGGGTCATGAGGTTTGGATCACGGGTCTCTAAGTCCACTGCGATTGTTTTGTAGTGCGAAAGATCCGGATACTCTGACGGGCACCCCCAATCTGGTTCGGGGTGGTCCATTTCCATACGTTCTAAAAACGCTAGGGTTTTGTCCGCTTTGCTTCTCGCCATTTAACTTGCTCCGCTATATCAGCAACCATTGCCGCAAAATGTTCAGAGGGTATCTTGGCAACTAAGGCACCCTTGTCGTTCCAGATGTACAACGCATCTTCTTCAGCTTTCCAATAGTAAGGCCAACTAGAGCTCATAGCTGTTCTTCGATGGAGAAACTAAAATGTGTAGGTTCTTACGGGCTCTGGTAAGGCCAACGTAAAACGCACGGTGCTCATCGTCAGGATATTTTGTTTTGCGCAGGTCGCCCTGTGCGCTCTGTCCTGTAAACACTACGCAGTTGTCATCCTCTCCGCCTTTCATGCGGTGAAAGGTAGACACCTTGATCCTAGGTTTGGAGGTGATGTCTTCGCCACGTCTCTGCAGCGCCTCGATGTACCGTCGATCCTGTTCCCCGAATCGGGCTATCTCAAAACCGTCCCAATGCTTCTCGGCTTTCATGCCGTACTCGTTGACCAATTTTTCGTGCGTAAGGTACGAGTCAGGTGACGCAGAATCTAACAACCCTGATGACCCACGAGAAACAACTGCCCCATCGCCCTGTTTGCGAACGTGTGAGTATAACTGTTTGACTGCTCCGAGCTCGACACCTTCACCATTACGCAGACGCTCCCATGTCTTTAACGCAAGAGCACAATTTTGATCTACACTGCTTACACCCTTCACAGACAACATATGGTTGTCCTGTTTAATCGCCGCAGCCCAATCGCGAACCATAGAGTTTGTTCGAGCCATCAAGGTCCATGAACCTTGGCTCAGATCGAGCTCGTTGTGGGACATGTGGTATACCACGCGGCCTTCTTCGTCTGTTGGAAGAAAGTCTTTTTGCTTACGCTCTTTAATCCGATGCACAATGCGTTGAGACAGATTGTGGACAGACACAGGCATGCGGTAGCTCTGATTCAAAACACGTACGTTGTCAGAGGCATTTAGAAACAAGGAAACCTCTACGCCAGTCCAGCGATGTATCGCTTGGTCGTCATCTCCTGCAATGATCACTCTCTGTGAATGTGGAGCGATATGTTTAACCATGTCCCATTGCAACGGTGTTAGGTCTTGGGCCTCGTCAACAATTAGAAGGTCTAGTTTTGGTGGGACGCCCGATTTTATGTAGAGCTCTATCAAATCTACGAAGTCTACCTTCTGCATCTTAGACTTATACAAAGCATACTCTTGGTCCACTCTTTTTAATATACTAGAGTGTAACTCTCGAGCCTCGCTATCGTTGTACTCCTGTAGAATAGAAACCATGCGGTAGCGAGAGCGGTCGATCAGCTTGAGGTATTGGTCTCCCTGACCAAAGGAACCAGTTGGAAGAAGTATTCCATCGTCAGGGTTTACTGTTGAAGTGCCGCTAAACTTCAAGCCCGTAGCGTCCCGCATCACGGACCAGTCTTCTGAACCCATCATATCTGTATGAGTGACGCCGATTCCATTGTACCCCCAAGAGTGCAGAGTCCTGAACCAAGGAAGCTGTTTCTCATCTAGGTTAAACTGCGAACACGCCCTCTCTCGAGCCTCGCTGATGGCCTTTTTGGTAAAAGACACGTAACCTATGCGGTCAGGGGCAACCCCGCTTGTAAGGGCCTTCTCAACCTCTTTAATAAGCGTGTAGGTTTTCCCTGTGCCCGGAGGTCCGAACAACAATTCCGAATTAGGTATCATTCTTTTGAATCCCTTTTGGACGCCCAACTAACCAATCAGTTACGTCGTGAGTGTACCAGCGAATTGCAGACCTTTTTCCGTCTTCTTGTCCTAGAACGACAGGTTCTGGAAATTTACCTTCTTCCACCCACCTGTAAACAGTTGCCCTTGAAATCTTCAATAGATCACAAACATCTTTAATCCTCATTAACATGGGTAGATGTTTTTCGTCATCAGAACGGTATGTCATACTTGTCTTCCTTTATCTCTACTTTTACTTCGTCGTCCCCAAACTCCGGAACCCACCACACACGAGTGTTGGATCGTTTTCCATCCTCCTTGTGGTAATTCAAATGACCCTGGCATTTAGACTCTCCATTCAACTTTTGAATGCGATCTTGAATCTGACCGGTGTCATATCTTGTGAAGTCATTGTTACGCAGATACTTTTCCAACGCATCAATCTTAAACATGGTTTTACCATTGTCCGTCCAAGGCTTTCCAAGCAACACTTCCTCGGGCGCTACCGCTCTCACGTAGCTGGTACAATACTGACGCAGAAGGTTTTCAAACTTACCTGACCACGTTAGCTCCTTTGAAACCTCTTGTTTTGTGGCAGTACTCAGCATCGAGTTAATTAGCTGCTGCCAGTCTGCGTTCTTAGGTTTCGGCGGCATGATGTCTAGTTGCTCCATGCAAGCCTTTTGCCACAGATGCGGGTTCTGTAGGTCTTCCGTCTTGAGCGTAAGGTTTTTACCGTCGACGCTCATAAAATATAAACGCGGCTCAGACAGCATGATAGTAATACCACTGATGTCAGCATAGTCTTCTCCGCCAGAGCCAATACCATACTTCTGCATTTTGCATTTTGCTTTGTTGCAGAAATCTTTTAACGGACAAATTGTGCATTGGTAGAAGTACCCCGCCTTCTTTTTCAATGATGTTTGCAGGGCAACAATCTCGGAAGCCGGTAGGGGCGGGTCACACAACGTACGGTTGTACTCCTCCATGTGATGCTCCCAATCATCAGGCCACTTCATTAAACAGTACACGCCAATGTTGAACATGCATATGTTTCTTGACTCAGTGATCGACCCCTCCGCTGCAATTAACTGCAAACAAATTGGTCCATCAGAAAAGAGCTGCTTTTCTCCAGCAAAATCAAGTTCTTGGATAGAGGCCAGAGACACTCGAGAGTTCTCCACTAAGTCTAAAAACTCTTCGACCTCGAGCGCGTTCATGTCAGTCCCGTACGCGTAGCGTGTAGGTAGTTCAGCGTTGAAATACGGAATGTTAATCCCATTGCCAATCTGATTTTCTTCCTGGTTAACGGTGTCCTGTGCAGGAAATAAGTCTCCCGAACCACTGTAACCTAACGCAGCCCGTAGCTCCTCTAAAAGATCACGAACAACGGCACATGACTCCCAGTCATTGAAGAACAAATATAGGTGCGCCCCACCCGATTTGGACCGGCAATGCACCAGAGGCATTTTAAGACGCTGTATATTCTTCTGAAGTATCGCGTGATCGAGACCGTAGTCATCAATATCGATGACACCAAATTTGCAGACATCTTTTTTAATTGGGACAATGCCGATCCCTTTGAGGCCATCGAGGTGATCTTGAAGTAAACCCTCTGTGACCTGACCGTGACGCGTACGATAGTCGGCCTCGGTCTTACCCTTTTTACCCTTGTCTCCAACAACAGTAACAAGATAACCCGCATCCGACCCCTCAAAAGCGTCGAGCATTCTTTTAGCTATTGTCATGTTAATCTCCCAAATAGACGAGGGGGCCGCATATTTTCCTGCAACGGAGCGGCCCCCTCTAGCTGCTTAAAACGGAATGTCGTCCATGGAGGTGGAACTAGCAGAGGAGTTTTGGGAGACCCCCTCTTCCGGTGCAGCTTTAGCTTCGCCTGCCGCAACACTGTCGCGGAACGCTTTAGCCTCAAGCAATAAATCACGGTCTTGGACAAGGCCCATAGGGTCGACCTTGTAGTTGGACCATGAACCTTGGTCATTGCTCTCTTCAACTGTAGACAATTTCCACATAGAAGCAAAGACAGGAGGTGTTATGAGCTTTCCCGTCTTCGGATGCTTGACCCGATTGGCAGCGATGGAGGTCTTCCACCGACGACTAACCTTTAACTGGGTCGACTTCATGTCGATGACTACAGGTTGATACATGCCATCAGGCAGCACAAGCATTGAGTAGTGCTGATCGGATTTTACCAACTCATTTCCAGTCGGCAAAATTTCTCTGGAACCCACACGCTCAGTGCGTTGCAACATCGGATCCGATGCTTGGATTTCTCCACGGAATCCGCCCCCTTGTTCACGAGGTGTAAACTCTAAATACTTCACTGTTTGGAAGCACGGGATTACAATAACACCCTCTTCACCGTCAAAGAATTGATTGGTGACTGTGTTGTACAAGTCCCCAGAGGAAGCACCCTCAATGTACTCAGCCTTCTTCTTGTTTAGCTGAGGTGACAGTGCCTGTAGTACACGCAAAAATGGAATTTGCATCTCGGAACTGTCGAACACGGCGCCTTCGCCGGCGAACTCCAAGATGTCGTCCATTACATCTGTGCTTAACTCTGCATTCTTTTTCTTTGCTACTGCGTTACCCATTATGATTTCCTCCGGATTTGAGCTGCGTTTGCGATAAATGCCCCGAACATGTCGAGATCGATTGGTTTACCCTCTGTCACACGTTCCTTCACAAACGCCTTCAGTGTAGATGGGTGCACGTGGGTCTTTGTTTTGGGGTTAAACCCTCGCTCGTGTAGAATCCCAACAACATCACCCGCAACGTTGTCTTCGCCTTTTCCAAACGAACACGTGACATCATTCTTAATAATGTCGTCCAACCCGTTCTCACGTAACCATGCGAACGCATCTTCTTTACGATCTTGTGGGATCGATGCATGGACCATCATCTTGCGTTCGACGGTCAAACCATCAACATCCAGACGCTCCACGCCCATCTCATCCATCAGTCCAGGAATAGTTTCCACCGACATGCGGTGTTTCTCGGACTTCAGTTGTTTGAGAACGTTCTCCGTTTTCTCGATTTGATTCTCGACCTCACGGAGACTTCGAACCAGCGTGCTAAGTTGCTTGCCAGTTCCACTGTCGATGTTAGCGAGTGCATCGCCTTCATCGAAAATGTCTTCGAATATATTTGTCATAAGTTTTTTCCTCTTCAGGGTTGATTTATGAACCACCGTGGTCCATGTATAAGACCATATAGGGAGAATGAGATGGATTGCAAGTACAATTTCAAAACTAAACCGTATAAACATCAACAGACCGCATTAGACATTGCGGGATCCAAACGCTCGTTTGGATTTTTTATGGAGATGGGAACGGGTAAGTCAAAGGTTTTGATAGACAATATGGGAATGTTGTATCAAGCCGGCGAGATTAACTTCGCGTTAATAATCGCACCAAAGGGTGTGTATCGCAATTGGGTGAGCAAAGAGTTGCCGCAACACATGCCTGATGATGTGCCGAATCGAGTTGTTCGATGGGTTAGCAGTGCTAGCAAGAAACAACAAAAAGAAATGGCGGAGGTTAAAAACCCATTCGACGGGTTAACTATTTTTGTCATGAACGTTGAAGCGTTCTCAACGTTGAAAGGTAAACAGGTAGGCCAGTGGTTTGGTCGTATGTTTGGTCGCCAAGGTATGATCGCTATTGATGAGAGCACAACCATCAAAAACAACAAGGCAAAGCGCAGCAAAAACCTTTGCGAAATTTCTGCCATGTTTAAATACAAACGTCTGTTGACCGGGTCGCCTATTACAAAAAGCCCTCTTGATATATATCAACAGGCCGAGTTCCTTGGTAAAGGCATCCTAGGTCATGACTCCTTCTATACTTTTCAGATGCGGTACGCCGTAATCATGAAACAGAAAATGGGAATGAAGGTTTTTAACCAAGTGATGGGGTACAAAAATATTGAAGAGCTCACAAAAAAGATCGACAGCTTTTCATATCGAGTGCTCAAGAAAGATTGTCTTGACCTACCGGAAAAGGTTTACACTGTGCGGCATGTCGAAATGACAGAAGACCAGACACAAATGTACGAGAATATCCGCAAGTATGCATTGCAGATGTTCGATGATGACGCCGGCGAATCGGCGATTGTTTCTACGCCGGCTGTTATCACACAGTTGTTGCGGTTGCAGCAAGTGCTGTCGGGACATCTGAAAGATGACGACGATGTGATGCACACGTTTAAAACTAAACGCATCGATGCATTAAAAGATATTTTGCATGAGCATGACGGCAAAGCAATCATCTGGTCTCGATTCCGGCACGACATCAAGATGATCACAGACATGCTGAACGATGAGTTTGGTGAGGGATGCGCCGCTTCTTATTTTGGGGACACTTCTGACGATGATAGAAACAACATCGTGAAAGATTTTCAAGACGGACAGAAGCTGCGGTACTTTGTGGGTAACCCCGCGACCGCCGGTTATGGTCTTACGTTGACGGAAGCAAATCTTGTGGTCTATTATGCTAACGACTTTAACCTCGAAACTCGGATGCAATCTGAGGATCGAGCCCACAGGATAGGACAGAAGAACCGAGTTACTTACGTTGATCTGATCACTGAAAACACAATCGACGAGAAGATTGTGAAGTCACTTCAGGCGAAGATCGAACTGGGTGCCAAGGTTCTTGGTGAGGAAGCAAGGCAGTGGCTGAGTATAAGCCCGAAATAACAAAGTTACTGGAAGAACGATGCACAGGTTACGCCTCAGAGCTGACCTGTGCGAAAGAGATATCCAAATTAACGGGATTGGATTTGGATGTAGCAAGAGCGTTTTCGAGGGGATGGTCACGGTTATCAAAACCCGAAGTGCGCGGATACAAAAAGGAGAATAAGAGATGATACCACCCGAAATGTTTATTGAAGGTCTTGATCGAAACGACAGGACCGTTTGGGTTCACGTCCCTGCGATTGATTACGTTATATGGCTCCAAGAAGATGAGTACGAGTTCTTCACCGGCAGTAAATCAATCGTAGTAAAATTGGACGACCCTAAAAAATCGTTGCCTTTTTTATTCGATTAGAACTAAACTGGGGACATTACCTCCCAGACAAACTAAGGGCGCCCATTGGGCGCCCTCTTTTTATTTCTGTTCTTCTAGTTTCTCGAGTCGTTTTTTAAGGCGTTCAATCTCGAGTTCTTTCTTGCTCTTTTTGGGACGCCCTCCAGATTTGCCCTGTTGCTGTCGGGCAAGCCTGTTTCGCAAACCCTTGTTGGCATAAGAGCTTCCCAGTGATTGTGCCATGCGCTCGTTTTCTGCGATCGCCATTGCAGCCATCGCCTTGCCTAGTTTTTCTTCTAGTTCTGGTGACATGTTCTACTCCTCGTATACTTCAACTTCTTCGTCCTCGACCTCATCGTCAGTAAACCCAAAGGATGAGATGTTCAGACCCCAAAGGATTGTGCCGCGCCGATTCGAAGCCTTTGTCTTTATTCTAAGCTGACAAATCTCACCTAACCTGTGCATCGTTCGAAGAACGTCTCGTACCGTGACGTTTACGCCCTTAGTTTCCAACACCAGTTCGCACACCTCTCTCGAAGTGAAACACTCTTCTGGCATGCCTGAGAAAAGATGCTTCACACGTTCTTCGATAGAAACCTCGGGCTCCTCAACGACCTGCTCTTTAACATCGACAGGCTCTTCTTGATCCAAGTAACCAGTGGCTACAATAGACACCACACGCCATTCTGTGCGGCTGTTTTGTTGATGCAAATTTTTTACTACTAGGGCTTTAATCAGCAGCCCCTCCGAGAGCTCGTGTTTGTAAACAAGGCTCGGTGTGATGTAGCAACTGGTCAAATCTTCAACTGCTTGACCAAAACAAGCCACGACCCGTTCATCTCGGATGGTGATGTGGTTTACAATAAATGTTTTGTGCTCGATCATGTCTGATACATCAGAGAAGTTATTGTGTTTCATAGGTTTTTTCCGTTCTTTCTAAGTTGTGTTACGTATCGTGCGAGATTTTCTTTCGCGTACCATAGTCGTTGCCAACTATTGTTATTGGGTTGGTGAACTCTAACTTCGCTTTCGCATCTGTCTGCCTCCTGTCTTAAAAATCTTAGTATTGAAACTTCTTCATCGGTTAGGTCGGGATGATAGTAGTTTCGTTTATTCTGCATTGTTTGGATCTTTTAGATTGTCTTCGAAAACGCTGACATCTTTGCTCTTACAGTTGGGGCATAAGCTATTTGTAATAGCCTCAATCGTTTCCAGGGACATGGGAAAGCGAGCAGCCACCCATTCAAATTCGCAATCCTCACAATACAGATCAAGGGTGCGATGCTTCTGGCCCTGCGGCCCCACGCCAATAAACTTTATCAATTCATCTTCCTCCTTTTTTCGGCGTTCATCGCTTCATAAGCCTCAACGCCTCGGTTCCATTCTTCTTCCCATTCTTCCTCTAAACCTGATTCCTCCATTACTTTATAAGCCAACTGCTCTAGCAACTCTTCGAAAGCAGAATAGACCTGCTCGAGAAGGTCGTGCTGAAACTCATAGGATTGCTGCTGTAGTTCTGGGCTCATGCCAAATCGAGTAACGCAATCTAAACGTGTGCCCTCGCCGTCTTCCGTGGCCGTAAATTTAGTTGATATCAATAGCACGTCTTTAAAGTCGTCCGTCATTTGCACACTCCTCGCAAATTGTGGCATCCTCGCCCATGATCAGCGTAACCCACTCCCCGCAACCGCACAAACGCTCGACCTCGCCGCCGCCGCCACAGGCCTCGCAAGTCTCCTCCTCGATGTCGATCTCGCCAATGTCACGGCTGAAACTCTGACGACGAGCAACCTCAACCTCAACGGTCCCCGTACCTTCGCACTCGGAACATGCTTCCATAACAGGCGTCTCCTGCAATCGAATGAACTCATCTTTAATACCCATCACCACTTCTCCCTAAACACATTGCGAAATACCTCGTCCAACATGTCTTCCATCTCATGATCAGTCGATGCAATCACTTCGACAACTTCCACCGCCTTCGCCAGCTTGGCTTCCAGTTCCTCAATGCGGCGTTGCCCTACCTCACGCATCTTCTGCATTCCTGCTCGGTATCCCTCATCATAATCACTCATCATCTCTCTCCAATTTTTTAGGTCTTAGTTTAGGTCTGACGCTGGTCAAAGGCGCCAGAGATTTGTCTGTGTAAAATACATGCGAGCCAATCGTACCGAGAACCTCTAGATCATGGCGCCAAACAGGGTGCACCTTGGTCGAATGGTAATACAAAGCCCCCGTGTTCAACGTGTCGCCGCCCATGGCCCCCCGTGCTACAGCCTCCGATCGAGCGTACAATGAAGGGTCCGTCTTATACTTCTTGCCAGCCTTGTAGAAACTAAACTGGCGAGATTGCTTAACAACTTCACAGGCAGACGAAGGCCAGCGAGGATCAGCAACCCTGTTCATAATAACCTCAGAGACAGCGCGTTGGCCTATGGTGCTCTCTCCTCGAGCCTCGAAGTAAACCGCCATCGCGATACAAGATAACGTACTTAACATTATTTCTCTCCTCTCATCCATTTCAGGTCTTTGAGTAATTCAGACTTTTCTTTGGTTAGTCTTTCTAGTTTTTGAGTTAATCTAGCGATTTCAGTTCGTTGGATAGATATTTTACTCTTTAAATTATTGACCAAGTTGTCTTCTTTTTGGCTCATGCGCTTTCTTTCATTACTCTGTGCAGCACTCCAATTGCCGCGTTCTTTGTTACGCCGAAGTGATTGCCGATCTGCTGAAACGTATACCCCTCGTCGCGCATCCATAGCGCCTCAAGGATTTGGTCGTCGGTCCACTTCCGACTGTGCTCTCTTTTGTATTGTCCTTTGTCTGCGTTGGGCATCATGCTTCCTCCGCTTCATGCACGATGTTCCAGTTTGACTCCTCGCCTTCTCTGTACGCACCCTCAAAGTTCATGCCCTCGTCCTGATAATCAGCCTCGACCTCAATGCCCATCGCATGAAGGCGATCCCACACAGGAACAGGCGGACCCCATGCCGTCCAACAACGGAACGAGAACCACGCAACCTTCCGATCATCCGAATACTCAAGACCATCTTCGTCGATCTCAGCCTCGCAGACATCCCACTTCGTGCCCCAGTTCTCGCACCTCCACTCGTACCAGTCAGGCATCACCTGATCCGGCTGCGTCTCCTTGGCCCACAACTCAAACGGCATGGGCGCAATCGTGCTGCAAAACTCTGGCTCCGACTTCGACAGCGCCTTGTGTAGGTGATGGATCAAATGGCTCGGGCCCCGAAGGTACACACTCTGATAGCAATGGTTAGGCATTACACTTCCTCCACAGGTTGAATATAAGTTTCAGTGTCCAACGTGCTCTTGTTGCACATCTCATCGAACACCGAAGCAGGGGCCTCGTTGCTGATGTACTCTATCAACTCGTCACCCTCTAAATGTGCAGGAACCTCGTACTCAGGATACCACGTCTCTTGACGCATTACTTGGAACGTAACTATTTTTGTATTAGGCATCTGATTTCTCCTTCACGAAATAACCAATCAGGATTCCCTTAACCTGATCCTCAATCTGATTGTAAAACTCTTGCGCCTCGGCAGTGTAATGAACACTGCCGTCAGTGTGCGTCTTGTACGGGTAGTCACCCGTCCACCCATCATCAAACCATAACGCGGATATAATATCGGTGGCTTCTGTAATCAGGTTGTAAAACTCTTGTAGATTAGGCATCTGATTTCTCCTGTTAGGTTTCATATGTCTTATATAGTATCATCAGGTATTAATTTCAACAATTAATTTGAGAAAAAACGAGTTGCTATATAGAGGATATGGGGGTGCATGTGTTTTTGTAAAAATAAAAAACAGAAATGGTGTCATCAGCGTCATCAGCGTCATCATCATAGGTGAAAGGTCATAATAATAAGGGGTCACCGGTCCTTGGTCCTTTGTCATCACAGTGTCATCATGATGACATCATATCTGAGTTGGACGAACCCAGATCAGTACCCCAAACAGAGAAATTGAAGTTTTGTAGTAGGGGTGGTAAATCCCCTATATGGACAACTCGTTTTAAAGAGTTCTATATTTGATTACCAACATTGGGAGTGACCGATGCCGAGCATAAAAGCTGATGTAGAAGACAAGCACGATCGAACACTGACTAATCGTCAGATGACTTTTTCCAGACACATCGTTGAAGGAATATATAGCAACGCTGAGTGTGCCAGAAAGGCTGGCTACTCATCAGACCTTGCCGCAAAGCAGGCCTCTGTTTTGCTAAACGGCAGAGACTACCCTCATGTCGTAGAGTATGTGAAACAGCTACGAGATGAGCGCGAGCGTAGGTATGGGGTCACTACGATTGGACAATTGGAACGACTGCATGAGTTGTCTAGGGGCGCCGAAGACGCGGGCCAGTTTTCTGCTGCAATCAACGCTGAAAAGATCAGGTCAGCCCTAGGTGGTTTGACGATTGATCGAAGAGAAAACATCAACAGTGTTGACCAACTTACACGCGATCAGATTGTTTCTCGCTTGGATGCTTTGAGGAAACAATACCCGCAGGCTTTTGATTTAGACATGAAGGATGTGACACCAAATGAGCAAGGGACCGGAGGCGAACTTTTGGAACTCGATAAGGCAGAACTTACCGAAAAAGTGGTTCGTGACGAGGATTGAGAACAAGCACGGCGGAGGTGTACCTGACGTGCACGTTGTTGCGGATGGTGTTCCTTTTTGGCTAGAGCTCAAAGTCTGTAAAAGTAATGCAGTAAAACTGTCCCCGCATCAAATTGCGTGGAATATGGCCTATTACTCTCGAGGTGGCGCAAATTTCTTCTTAGTAAAGTCGGCCTCTACCAAGGATGTATATTTGTTTGGCGGGGATCAGGGTCCACGATTATTGGAAAAAGGCCTGTCTGGTGCAGACGGTGAGCGGTTCGAGAACGTGCGGTCCGCGCTTGAAGCCCTGCGGCCCCACGCGGCGTCCATTCTTGGTGTCAGCGCCGGCGCCCGTTGGCCTTGAGGCGAGCCCTGCGGCCCCACGCGCCGGTTTCCCGTCCGAGGAACGAGGACCAACAAACACCTTGTGCCGAAGGCACTCAATTTTTCTTTAGAAATCTTGTCGCCGACTAGGCGACTCCATGTATGATAGTAGTTGAAGGAGGGACCGAAGCCCCTCCTGTGGTGTTAGTGTTCGACGATTGCGATGGACTTGGCGTTATATGTGTTCCCGTTGCAGAGTTTGCAGGCGGTGCATTGTACTCGACGGCCTGCCTCTTTGGATGCGGGGCATAGGACCTCGCGTGTTGGATCGACCTTGAGTATGTCTGCTACGACCCTGAAGGTGCGATGACCAGCTTCCCAGTGTGTTAGAGCTTCCTCGTATGAGTCCGCTGACTGCATTGCGATGTCTGGTCTCCAACCGAACTGATGGCTATAACCTGTGTGGTTGTCCGCGTCACTGAGTAGCTCGTCCCAAACGTAGTCGGGTACGGCAGCTCCATCTCCGTATGTGCCGATGCGAATGAATCGCCCAGCGCCAAGTGATCTTCGTGCATCTGGACTGTCGGCCATTGGGTATACGCCGCGCTCGAATGCTTTGAAGACGATCAGGACACCCTGCCCGAGGTTGACGTAACAGCGTCGGCCCTTGGCGATCTTGCGCTTGGGGTCATCTGTTGGGGTGCCGCGCATGATGCAGCTGCCGCAGATGGTTGAGTCTCGGCCTGTCTTGCTGGCTTCGAGAGGATTCTCCGTGGTCAGGATGTACGTCTGCACGACGGCTCCTGTCTTGGTGTTGCGGTTAGAGTATGTGGCGATAACCACAATAGGCTTACCGTCGAGTTGGCTAGGCCCCTTGTAAATGATTCCGCTTTTCATGTTAGTTCTCCTATGTGTGGTGCGGGAGCCGAAGCCCCCGCTGGTTGGTTAGTCTACAGTGACGGTGAAGGTCTTCATGTTGAGGATGTGGTCGACCTTGTCGTCTATGTCGAAGTCTTCCTCGACCATTGAGAGTATGTCCGACCGATGGTCCTCGATGTCGAACGATGCTGCGGTGTCGATACCCTCCTGAATGTCGGCGAGCTTCATCTCGATCCGCTCGTCCACCTTGTCCTGAATGATGGCGATGATGATGTCGGTGAGTTGTGTTGTAAGATTATCCATTGTCTGATTCCTTAGTTGAGTTGAGTGACCAATCTTTTAGACTTACGCGATTGACTTTGTCGTCCTCTTGAATTTGTTTGATTGTGTAGTTGCGAGCCATGTGGGCTGAGGTTAGTAGTGACACGTGCTGATCTCGAGAGTGCTGGAGGATCCATTTCTCTAGATCCTCCCACGTGTCAGGAGTGTTGAAGAACCCTGACGGTTTGATCATTATGCTGCTTCTCCTTGGTTGCGTTCTTTGACGATGTCACCCGTAGACACCTTGTACTTGTCTCGATCTGAGTTGTACTTGCTGCTCGTCTCCAACGCCTTGAGCGCGTCTAGTCTTGCTTGGATAAGCTCGTCTCTCAAGAACCCGTACCTGCTGTACTGAGTGTGTTTTGTGAGTTGAAGCAGTTCTGTTAGTGCGTCGATTATGTGCTCGAGGTCGTACAAGTTATCGAACCTGATATCGATTGGTGTTTGTGCTGCTGATGTGGTTATTGATTTAGCCATGATGGCCTCCTATGGTTGGTTACAACTACAACGCACATGGAACTTCGTGCATTGTCCCATCTCCTTGCCGCACATTTAATCGCGCCGAGTTTACGAGGGGATGGTCAAGGGAGTTTAGCAGAGCGGCCCAAAATGCAAGATCTCAGGTTCTGATGCTACGTCATGGGCTCACTGGCACTGAGGGTGATCCTTGGAGCGAGACCCCCATGACGTTGCGTCAGGTTCTGTGATGTTGTATTTTGGGTAAACTCCCGACCCCTCACGCGCACATAAGCGTAGCGTTGGAGCATGTGGGGTTGACGACGCATTAAATGGGATGGCCTCCCGGGGGGACAATCCGCACGGGGGTTCATGTGTGTGTGTAGTAGTTTAAGAGCTGGCGCACTCAGGAAGGCTGACCAGCGGAAGAGGCTCCGCTCAACGACGATGGAACATGGAGCGTGAGGTCCTCGAAGAGGGCCCCGTGTAATGTTACATCGACGTAGAGTGGAGAGGGAGCGCAGGCCCTGACTGGGCGCATATCGGGACGGTTCCGCTGTCCGCAGCGCGATCCAACGGGGCGGCTAGCCGTTGGCCGACTGTCGGTTCGGAGACCGACACGATCCCTCAAGGATCGTATGCGTCAAGGATCGAAGCCCGTAGGGTCGAGACGACGAAGGAGACTCGATTCACGAGAGCCTGCCCGGACGCCCGACCATTGCAGTGGGGTGCAAAAGGTTAGAGGTCCAAAGTTTTTGGTAACAGTAAGACCCCCCGGGGTACGTAGACACGTGGTCCTATGGCCTAACACCTGGATAGCCTACCTGTTTTGGAAAGGGGTGCGAGCCTGGGGGTTACTGGAGCAGATACCGATCGATATCCACAGGGGGCGCCGACCCCCTTACCCCCCTATATACAGGGGTACGGGCTACCCTGCGTCCTATAGTGTTGGTTTTGTAAATTCATTCGGGTATAATACCATTTGAGAACACAAGGAGAACATCCATGGCCCGTGATTATGCTGCCGAGTACCGCAATTACCATTCCAAGCCTAAGCAGAAGAAAAACCGTGCAGCTCGGAACGCGGCTCGTCGTGCGATGGAGAAGTCTGGTCGCGTTAAGAAGGGTGATGGGAAGGACGTTACTCATCGGAATGGCAATCCTCGGGACAACAGTTCTAAGAATTTGGGAGTTTTGTCCAAGTCTAAGAACCGTAGTTATCGCCGCACGAAAACTGCGGGGAAGGCTCAAATCAAATGACAAAAATTTCCGATACAATTTCATTTGAGTTTATAGATGATTTTTCTGTCAGCTTTGGTTCTGCGCTAGTTTCGTTAGGCACGATTGCTCATGAGGAGAGTGCCCACCGTCACATGACGTTAGACATTGATTATGGTTTATCTAATGTTCGTAGGTTTATTTCTGACCCTCAGTGCGCTTTTTGGGTAGCTTGGAGCTACAAAACTCCTATTGGTATTTTTGGCGGCAAGGTTCGACCTTTGTTTTTCAGCCGTGATTTGATTGCGGAAGACATTTTGTGGTATGTTTTACCTGAGCACCGTGGTTCTCGTGTTGGTTTGCAGTTACTTTCTTTGTTTGAGCGTTGGGCTTTAGACCATGGTGCGAAGGATTTACGGATTGGTCAGACATCCCAGCTTGATCCGAAGGTGTTTAATGGGATATTGGGTAGTAAGGGTTACGAGTTTGTTGGTTCGTACTTTGTGAGGAAGGTCTAAGATGAGCAGTAGTTTATACAACCCGTTTTTGTTTTCGGCGTTTCTTGATCCTCGGACCTTTAAGGGTGATGATCCGGGTGGTGGCGGCGGCGACAGCGACGATGGTCCGAGCAGTGCCCCTCCTCCCACGGTTTATGAGAACGATTACAGTGATCCGAACAACCCTAAGTTAGACACTGATCCGAGCAAGCCGGGGACGCAGGTTAGTACAGTTGGTAGGCACAGCACCGACAACGACGACAACACTAGCTCACAGAAGATTAATTCTGGTGACACTGTTTCTCAGCTTGCGTTGGATAACAACACGACGATTGAGCAGATCAAGGCGGACAATCCTGGTATTGATATTAACAATATTAAGGCTGGCGAGACGATTAACATCACGTCTAACACTCGTAATGAGGGTGAGAGCATTTACACTGGTGCGACTCAGGTTGAGTTAGATGCTGGCAACGATATGATCGCTTCAGATCAGCAAGAAAGACTTAGTGGTGACGATCTTTTTGGCAACTACGATGCTCTTCCTTCAGCCTCCACTTCTGGTTTAACTAAACAAGCCTTGAGCAACGGACGAGAGTACTATGTGGACGAGGCTGGCACCTTTATAGGCCTGGTTCCGGAGAACGAGGTTGAGGTTGAGAAGACGGATTATCAGAAGAAGTTAGAGGCTGCTGGCGAGAATGACTTGAGTGGTCTAGACCAGGTTGCGGCAACAAATGTGGATTATACGGGTGTTAAGAACACGAACACTGTTGCATCGACGGACAGTTACAACGACACGGTTTTTGTTGCGGATCCTGTTTCACAAACCCCTTTTGATGATAGCACCACTTCCAGTGGTAAAGATTATACTGAGGCTGCTACGAGTGACACGGACGAGTCTTTGACGGCTTACACGGATGTTGTGACTGACGCCCCGGAGACTGAGACCTATAATGGTGAAACTGTTCAGGTTAAATATTTAACTGACGGAGAATACGCCGACAACCCGCTTAAATATTATGTTAACTCAAATGGCAATTACGTTGGCCTCGCTCCAAGAGATTATAACACAACCGCGACAACGTCTGGCGGTCGTAATTTGGACGACGACCTTGGGGTTGGAGGTTCGGAGGCCACGGTTACTGCTTCTGAGCTTTT